CAACAAGATCGCTTATAATGACGATGGCCAGGTCTATCGGTTGACGGTCGGGAAGTGGTACGTAGGGCCATACGATTCGATCGGAACTGTTTTGGAGGTGACCCAATGACGCAACGAAAAAACATCTCGCAACCTAAGGAAGCTTGGGCGGCGTGGAATCGAGCAGCGGCCAAAATGGACGTGACTTTAAGCCAGTTGATTTTTGAAGCAATGAACGAGCATTTAGGGCTATTTCTCGCTCGCAAGACCAAGAAGCGACCAAAGACAGCAAAGGCGGTTCGGAAGCGGGAGAAACGAATTTAGGGCCGTTGCTTGCAATTTCAGCGGGTCAAGCCTAAAATGCGGGAAAGGAGTCAAAATTATGGAAAGTCTTTTTAAGTCCAAACGGTTCTGGGTTGCGGCTGCGGCCATTGCCGTTGTCGTCCTCAAAGATAAAGTGCCTTTATCTGAGGATCAAATCCAGTTGCTTGTTTACACGATTGGAGCTTGGGTTGTCGGCGAGTCGGTTCGTCCAGTGGATCCAAAGCCGGAGGTGACCAAGTGATTTTACTGGATCGACTGAAGGAGCTCGGCAAGAAGCACGAAGGCGACTTTGCCCAAGCCTACGCCGAAGCAGACGGCAACACTCGAACAGCTCGCAGGATTCTTCGCCACAAGCTCAAAAGTGTTTACGGATTTGATCCAGCGACGATGGCGATGATTTTCGCGTTGATCCAGTTGGCTTTTAAGGTGTGGAAGTGGGCCAAGGATAACGGCTATCTTTCGGCTTACAATCCTGCGGACGTGCCAATGGGATATCTTCTCCAAGTTGCTTACGATGCTGGAGAATTCGGAGACGACGACGATAACGACTAAGCCCAGATCGCAACGACTACCTACTAACCTCTAATCCTTACAAGCGGGTTAGTCGGAGCGAGACGGGCAATACACAAGGATGGATGATGCAAATCGTAACGAGCAAATACCGGCATCCTGAGATAAAGTCAGGCCAGCACACAAACGGGCCTGAAAGCATCTTTGTTCGGGAAAATGATTCGAGCCCGTGGTATCTTGTGCTCGACCACAGATGCAAACATTCGGTGCGAAAAAAGATCGAGCGAATCGGGATCGAGGAATTCTTGGCAACTTGTTGCGGAAAGCTTGACGATTAATGGCTGAGAAGCAAAAAGAAAACTGGTTGCCTTGGATCGTCGCGGCGGTTGCGGTTTTTGCGATGTTGCGAAATCAGCAACCGTCGGACAAGCCACAGCCGAAGGAACTCAAGGCGGTCGTCTCTCAGACGTTACCATCCATCCGATCAGCCTACAAGCAGGCGTTCTTGGAAGCGGCATCGAAAATCGAATCGGGCGAAATCAAGGATCAAGAGGCTTGGACGAAGTTCATCGCCGATAATGCAGGGGCGAAGCAACGTGAGGCACTCGACAAAGTTTATCGGGCTATTGATGAGCTTGATCTGCCTGCAAGCTTTGCCGGTAAGGAATATGAGATCGCCAAGGTCAATCGGGAAATAGCGGGGGCTTGGTGATGGACAAACTCGACGCCACAGGCGGAGCGTGGATTGCGTTGGTGATCTTTATGGGCATGCCTGTTTTTGGTTTTGCCGTTTTGTTTTTCTTGGCTATTGTGGGCGTTTTGGATATTATCAGCGATGCCATCAAGACTCTAACCAAAAGGGTGTTTTGGGATGAGTAAAGACACCTTGAGAGCTGGATTGAAATGTCTTTTGTTTGTGGGATGCTTGCCGTTAATTCCTTTTGTTCTTATCCACGCTATACTAGATCAAATGCTTGAAGCTATTGGCGATCTTGTAGAAAGATTGGAGGATCGAATCGATGGAATTTGAGTTCACAGGCTACGATCCAACCATCGAGAATCGAGACGCGATAGTATCGCAGTCGGTCGAAATCGGCTTTACTGTCAGCGATTACGAAGCACCTGAGGAAGTCGATTTTCGCAAGCTCATCAGGCATGACAACCAAAGCAACATGGGCTCCTGCGGTGGGTTTGGCAATACCAATTGCGGCGAAGGTCTTTGGGCTCTGCATACCGGCTCAATGAGCAACGATCGGCAGTTCTCTCAGTTGTTCAGTTATCTTGAGGCTCAACGTCTTGACGGTCTATTGGGTCGCGATGCTGGATCTACCATTAACAGCGGTCTAAAGATCAGCAAGGAAATTGGCTATCTTGAGTTGAGGCATCTTGAGTATAAGACACCGTACCCATCGAACGCGCGGACGTTGATTACGGATGATATGCGAATGAAAGCTAGTTCGTTTCGGGTCAGGTCTAGCACTTGGTTGGAGTCTTACGATGCCATTAAGAATTACATGGCATCCGGTGTTGGCGTATGTTACGTCGGATCATTGTGGAACCAGTCGCTATACGGTCGCAATGGCCTACTAGAATCGATCTCGATGGTTAATGGCGGAGGCCATGCGTATTGCTTTGCAGGCTACAGCAAACGCAAGGACTCTCGCAACCGCAACTACATTTGGCGGCTCAACAGTCACAACGACTCTTGGACTGAGATAGCTCCATCGGTTATCGACCAACTCTGTCGGCATCAATGGACATCGATTGTTGGCGTATCGGATCTATCAACGCCAGGGCCCCGCAAAGTATCTTGGATGCAGTCGAGGCCGTTAGGATGAACCTCAGTAACGGAGAAAAAGGGATGTTTGCCGTGATTGGTCTTTGCTTGTTTAGTTGGTTCTTTGGATCGAGCCCCAAGCCCGATCCAACTCAATGCGATATTCCATCGAGTGACCTTGTTGAACAGGTCGCAACTGTTCGAGAATCTCTAACAGTTCAACCAGCTCCGATCGAAGATCCCAAACCAATCCCGAGCCCATCGGACAAGCCATCGAAGATCGAGATATTGGTATTCGTCGCTCCCAAGGGGCAGAACTGTGAACCATGCGAGAGATGGAAGCGGTGCGAAATGCAAAAGTTCATGGATGCTGATTGGAAAGTTGGGATAATCGACGATCATCCTTTCATTCCTTATCCGCGATTCGAGATCATCCACGGATCAAAGCGAACGGTGCATGTTGGCTTTCTTTCTTTTGAACAGGCGAAAGGGTTGATAAAGTGACTCAGGAAAGCTTGGTTTATATCATCGGCTCTGGCATGGTCGCAGCGTTAAGCACAGCGGTCGGAATCTTGTTTCGCTTGTTCGTCGAAGAAAAGAAAACCACCCGAAGCGATTTGCAGGAGTGTCGATCAGATCGCGAAAAACTTTGGGCTAAGATTGAGACCTTGCAAACTGAGATCGGTAAATTGCTCGGAGGTTGCAACAAGTGATCGAGTGGATCCTGTTTATCGCCCTGTCATTCCTCGCAGCGGACTTTATCGCCGGTGTGTTCCATTGGTGGGAAGATTCGTACCTTGACCAAGACACGCCTATTTTTGGAAAGCTCATCGGAGGTCCAAACCAACTCCACCATAGCGATCAGTACGCATTCCTACAGGGCTCTTATTGGTATCGCAACTACACAACCATTATTCCATCGATGTTTGCTTGTGGCGTGTGCCTTTGCTTCAGTGCGACGCAAGACGCATGGCTTACGTTTCTATTCCTTAGTCAAGCCAACCAGATTCACGCCTGGGGGCACTCGAAGGGGCGAAACGGATGGCTAGTATCGATGGCTCAACGGATCGGTTTGCTTCAATCGTGCAAGCATCATGCCGAGCATCATCGAAGCCCCTACCATATTCGGTATTGCGTAATGAGTCCGATGCTTAATCCGATCCTTGATGCGATCGGTTTTTGGCGGTACATCGAGTACGTTGTTTTTGTCACCACCAGAATTGAGGCGCGAGCGTGAACTACGAACCACTGATTGAAGAATTGCGGAAGCCTCGATACATCGGCACAAGCGACCAGCAAGCAGCGGACTTGATAAACGCCTTGACTGTCACGGTCAAGCGATTGGTGCCTGTGGTCGAGGTCAAGCAGTGGGCCATTGAGGAGGCTGTTTACGCTCCGATAATCATCGGTAAGCAATCATCCGACGAACGGATCAAGAAGCTTTGCATATCGATCGAAGGTTGGATCGACGATGTTGGCGGACGGGTGCAAAATGCTGACCTCGACAAGCAAGCAGCGATCGACATGATGCAAGGGCTAGTATTGTTCGGTATTGCAACGCAAGCCCAGATCGAACGGCTCAAGTCGCTTCGTTGGAAGACGATCAAGTGGACGGAATCGGTCGGATGGTCGCATGTTGAGCCCGGTCACGTTAAATCAGCAAGGAGCATGATGCAAAATGGCGTTGCCTGATTACTTCAAAGTCGAACAAGGTACTGCGATTATCTGGGGCGAAGCAGGGGCCAGCGGTGTGACTCACACGCTGTCGTTCGACGCATTAGCCAACGGTTCGGCGATCCAGGGAGAATACGCAGACCTTGGAGTAGATTGGGATCAGTGGTACATCGTTTATCCAAGGGTCGAGACAGGAACGGCTCCGACTGCGCAAAACACTGTCGATTTCTACTTGGTTTCAAATTACCAGACGACAGATTGGCCGGCTAAGATGACCGGATCGGCTGGTGCTTACACGCTAGGCACTTCGGATGCCAACCTTAGGCAAGCAGGGCCAGCGGCAGCGTCGCTGGTGGCTACTGCTGATGCTGATACGGTGCTAATTCAGGCTCCTGTTTTGTGGCGTCCATTGGGTCGCTATGTCGCTCCAATTGCAGATAACAATCTAGGTCAAGCTATCCGAGACGAAGGCACAGCAACAAACAACGGATCGCGGCTAATCATTATTCCTTACCGTGAGTTTATTAAGGAATAATGAGCCACTTTAACACGACGACCCAAACTGGTTTTGCTCGATCAGCATCGGAGGCGATGTTTCCGAGGTTGTTTCCTGATGTTGGCTGGTGGTGTCCGTCGCTTAATCCTGCAATGGGCGGTACTCGTTTGTGGGATCTGTCTGGGAAACAGAACTGGGGCACGCTCACCAACATGGATCCGGCTACCGATTGGGTCGTAAGCGGTGGTAAGGGTGCGTTAGATTTCGATGGGTCGAACGACCATGTTAACCTCGGGCAGCGATCTCCTTTTCAAATCGATTTTTCTAGTCGTTTCTCAATATCTGCTTGGATAAAAACAACCGCGAGTTCAGGCGGGATAATCGGTAAGCGAGTGCTTGCCGGTTGGTATTTCTCAATCGAAGGTGCAAATGTCATTGGGTTGATTTTACAGGGCACATCAAGCGCGATAATCGTTACGTCTGTTGCAAGCGGTGTGTCTGATGGTAATTGGCACCACGTTGCGGCTACTTACACGGGCAACTCAAATGCATCTGGTATTTCGCTGTTTGTCGATGGTCGGCAAGTGTCTACGACGACGGTGCTTAACAGTGCCATTGGTTCGATGTTGAATGCAATTGACACAACCATAGGAGCTGTAACGACGAATCAATTTTTCCTTGCTGGCCAGCTTGATGACATTCGCATTTACAACCGAGCCTTGACAGCGGGCGAAGTGCGTCAGTTATACAATGTCGGTCGCGGAAACATGCCACTAAGACGCAGGCGAAGATA